AAAGCCGAGCAAATCGCCCTAACCACCGACTTTTTAGAAAACACGATGCGTCGTTATTATACGGATAACGAGTTGTGCTTTATCAAATGTAATAAATCTTCGACGCTCAATTGCGGTTGTTTGACGCGAACCAGTCAATCGCCCGATACCCCTTTATATACCTACAATAATTCGAAGGAGTTCCCGTTTAACGAATCGCGAGATATGCCCTCCTATACGTCGAAATGTATAGACCATACGCGAAGAAACAATGTTGGCGATTTTACAATGATGTATTATGTCAATCCATATTCGGGCAGTTATGGCGATTCAAATATCATCGAAGACCCTGAGCCAGAAATCGCTTGGGCTGAGAAGTCTAAATCATACCCGATGCCTGTTATAATAACGATACCTGCCCCTGAGGGAATAAGAGACCCGAGAGAAGCACTCTTGGAAGGCGAGAAGTCCCGTCCTACCCCTCAACTCGCGTTTTAATCGCTACCGCCGCTACGCCGCTACGCGTCATCATCAGATACAAACGAGAACTTCTTAATACTATTCTCTATCGGGAGCAACTTATATTCTTCTACGCTCTCCCAAAATGTATTGATTTTCGGCACAATCGTCTCCCACGCCTTCGCATTAAATACTACACGCTGAATAATCATCTCGTCCAATCTCCAATACGTATATTTGCTAAACTTTAATTTTTCTTCGTGTATTCTAACATCGCGTTCGCTGCTATCACGGTTATTACAAATATCATCCACGCATTCTTGGGGCGTTCGATGCGGTTCGCTATAATAATACACATATTCGCCCCTTGGATTATAATACTCCGCAATGATGCCGTGGTTGCCACCGTGGCTGTCGTCCAATGCCAAGTATTCATCCACGTCATCAAGCGATTTAAACACACATTCGATATAATCGCACTCTTTCAGTTTGCACACCGCAAGTTGCCCTTGGATTTGCATCTTATATTTCTCGGGTATCACGCCATCCTCGATTTTTCGCGAGTAAGGGCATTTGATTTCGAGCATTATACCGAGTTCATTGATACCATCTGGCGATGCCCCAAAATGCTCGTTCTCCGTATCGCATACAAGCCCGAAGTCGTGAATCGCTATATCATTCATCTTCTGTGAATAGCATCGTGTCGCCATCGGTTCAAACATTGTCCCCCATTTTAACGCAGGAATCCCATTGTAATTAATGGTATCCACCACAATATTCGCCTTTTTCTTCGCCAACTTGATGCTAACATTACCACCCTTTATCGCGTCATACAAATCACTCGCGGTTAGCCTCGTTTTCCTCGCTTCATACCATTCTTCGGTTCGTTGCTTCATAAGCGGTAATTGAAGCAATACCTTCAACTCCTTGCGATATTGCTTAATCTCCAACGCCCGTTTCTTCACATCGTCAATCGTAAAGCATCCACCTCCGTATCCGTCGATATCGATGATGCCACCGCCTATGGCGTCGCTGCCGTCTCCGTCAATGGCATCGATGTGTTTCAAAATACACATATCAATCTCGTGATTCATAGACATCTTGTATCTATCGTTATATATATAACATACTTTATATTTATATGCTTTCGTGGCTTTCTTACGATTCTGGTGTGCCGTTCGACAATTCCTTTTCGCATCTTTTCTTATAAGCGGCAGAGCCTTTAAGTTTCTTGTCAAGTGTGGCATTTATCTGACGGATTAACTTCTTACTGTGAAAGTCCAATTCCGAAGGGTCGCTAATCACTTTTTTATTTTTCGTGGTCTTGCTCATCTTTTCCTCGTAGATTGCCAAGAGTTCCTTCGTTTTCGCATCCATCAACACATCAAACGTATAGGTATCCATTCTATGAACGAACGTATAACGTATAACGTATTAATACTACATAATACGTGTCATATTTTTATATAATATATGATAATATATAGAGCAAATAGAGCAAATGAAATATATTGATGCGTTGAAAAAGTATAACGAAGGCAAGGATAAATGGTGTTCGCCTAAAAAAGGCTCAGTAGATTATTTACTAATACGTAGTATGATGCGTAAAAATACGTCCAAGACTTTTTCGCATTCATTCGGGAGCAAATCGTCGTCCCCTAATGCCCCACGTAGCAACGACTATCAAATCGTCGAGAAGAATCCAGAGATTTACTTGATAAACGCGGTAGGTGATGGAGATTGCTTTATCAATTCGATATTTGACTATTGTTTATATACAGGGAAATTGGAGACTATCTATAATCGCTTGATGAGCATCGAGGTATTGATTATGAGTATCGCGAAATACAAAGATGGCGTAAAAAAAGCAAAAGCGTTATTCAAAGGTTTTAGCATTAAAAAATATGCGGCTAACGCGGTTGCGAACGCGGCTGCGGACAAATCGCTCGTAAAAACCAATGCGAAGGATGTGCCTTCTAAATATAGTGATTTGTCGAAACGGCTAACCTATTTCACGCACCGCTATCGCGATTCCGTAGCGTATGACAAGGAAAGGAAGGCATTTTCGAAATCTATGAAATACATGCAAGTATTGTATATATACACATACGGCAAGAAGGTATTCTTAAATCGGCTTACACGATATATGGATATCGCGTTATCGACAGAAGGTGTCGAAGCATTAGATTGGGATAGCACCTTAATACACTATGTTAAGAAGAAGTATTATTACAAAAAGACGGGCGAACTCAAAAAACCGATTGATGTTCGTATATTATTAGACGAATATATGAAGATATATGCGGAAACCAAGGGGTATTTTACGGGCGACGACCAGATATTCATATTTCGAAAGATACTATTCAAGCGGATGAAGGCGATACCGCGTTTTTGGTTGAATTACGAGACGATACAAAGTGTCTCGACATTAACTAAAATCGTCAAGTTTCGTAAAAAAGCAGTAGCAGTGGCAACGGGGACAAATAAGTTTGTTGAAAAGGATGGTGAAACCTACAATTATATTTCGCTTCTGCGGGACGGCGAACATTATTTGCTATTTGTCGCCAAAAAAATGATACAGAACAGTATCTAATACATAACAGTATCTAATACAGTAAATAAATAAAGTATCTATGGAGTCTGCGAAGTCTGCGAAGTCTGCGAAGTCTGCGAAGTCTGCGAAGTCTGCGAACCTATATCAGGTACATTATGAAAGGCAGGTGCGTCGAGTGAAAGAGGAACAGGAAGAAATCAACGAACTCTTGACATTGGGGCTAATCCGAAAGATGCTTGAAAGGGAGCGAAATCCGAAGGCAATACAGCAACCGCCACCATATAACGCGTATGCTGCGTATGCTGCGTATGCGACGTATGCGGAGTCTGCGGAGTCTGCGGAGTCTGCGAAGTCTGCGGAGTCTGTGGTACATTTAGAAAGGCAGTTGCGTCGAGTGAAAGAGGAACAGGAAGAAATCAACGAACTCTTGACATTGGGGTTAATCCGAAAGATGCTTGAAAGGTGGAAAGGGGAGCGAAATAATATATAAATAATATAAACATAACATAAACATTCGCGAATGTTTAAACGATATATCGAATTATGTGGCGACGACGTCAAGTATAGTATTGCGGGGTTAGTTTGCGGTTGCTTCGGTTCGTATTATAATGTTATTGCGAACGAGCAGATGACACGAATGATGCTTGGCGACTTCACGAACGCCCGATTATATTTATTATTTTATACGAACCTTATCTCGATGATTGCGATATCATTACGAGGTGGGCTTTTTGTGTATTCACAGAAGTCGATGAATCACAAACTGCGTTGTATCATCTACCGAAAACTTTTACATCAGCCATTGAAGTTTTACGAAACCGAGCCTGTCAATTCGCTACTGGAACGGGTGAATAACGATGCGAGGATTGTGTCGGATATCATATCGCTCAATATCAATGTATTCTCGCGTTCTCTTATTGAGGTGATAATCACATTCTGGCTATTAACAAACATATCTTGGAAACTCACGGCGGTTGCCATATTTTTAATCCCCGTCCATTACTTGATTTCAGAGGGCTACGAGAAGATACAAAAGAGGATAATGGCGAACTACGAGGAACGAAATAAGGAACTGAACACATATACTCACGAAACCATCTCTCACATCTCTATTATGAAAACCTATGCGAATGAGAAGCGGTCGGAAGACAAATACAATATGCTTTCGAACAGGGTAGCCGATTACAACCACAAGGAATGCTTTTTGTATGGGAGCAACCTCTTGGTGGTTTGTAATATACCGACGATAACGACGATTATTATTATCTTATTCGCGAACTACTTACAAACCGTCGAAGGGCTTACGATTTTTATTCTTCATAATCAGGGTTTGTATTCTACGATTAAATCTCTTTTTGATATGAAAAATGAGTTCATCAAATGTAAAGAACCCTACACGCGTATCTCGAAACTCTTGGATACGCCAGAATATGCGAAGGGATACTATATACCCGCAGACAATCGGCTCGTTGGCGACATCGGGTTTCATTCGCTATCCTTTAAGTATGAAAAGGCGGACGAGGCGATATTAACGGACTTTAATTTTCAGATTCGACGCGGAGAGAAAATCGCGATTATTGGTGCGTCTGGATGCGGTAAAAGCACACTTTCGAAATTGCTTATGAATATCTTAGCACCGACAAGCGGGACTATCACAATCGACGGTGTGAATCTATGCGACTATGATAGCGAATGGCTCAAAAAACATATCGGATACGTCGCCCAAGATAGCGTGTTATTCACGGATACAATCGCCAATAATATCGCGTATGGATTAGACTCCTGTGGCGACAGCGAGAGAAGCGAGGGAAGCGAAGCGGACATCATAGAGGCTGCGAAGAATGCGAACGCACACGAGTTTATCTCGAAACTGCCCAAACAATACCAAACGATGCTTGAAGGAACGGAGTTAAGTTCGCTTTCGGGAGGACAAAAGCAACGCATCTCAATCGCGAGAGCGTTGATACGAAAACCGCAAATCATAATATTTGATGAGGCGACTTCGGCACTCGACCCATATTGCGAAGAACTCGTTCAGGATACAATAAGGGAATGCTACGCAAAACAAAATAGCACAATGATAATCATCGCACATCGAAAGTCGGCATTGGAAATCGCCGACAAAATCTATGAATTACAGGGTTCTCGTCTTGTGTTGGTTAGCGGTATTTAATTATCTTTTATTTTTAATTTTTATATTTATAAATCCATATAGTAGAATGGATGATATTACGATTATAAATAGCATTCGCGAAGGCGTTATCAATCACAAATCCGAAATCATCGTGTCTTCGATGTCTTCGAAAGCCACGAGAGCAACGAAGGCAACGAAGTCGGATATACAAATCAACAACTTTCTGGATATCTTACTAAAATCAATGAGTATCAAAGAGAACCAGAGCCTATATCGTAAAGAGCAACTCGTCTTTAATTTACAAAGATTAAACAAGGTATTCGTGAAAGGCTTCATCTATCGAATGCTACAAGGACTCTATGTATTTACAAAGTATCAGCGAATAAAAAAGAAACATTCGGGCATTCTATTTTATGCCCCGCAATTGAGTAAGGCGGATATTGACAGTCTGTATAGCATTCTTTATTATTCCAATATATCGCGTAATATCGTGAATGAACCCGCGAATATCTTTACACCCGAAAGGATGGCGGATTATGCGTGTAAGATGTTTCGTGATTCGAAATATGTAAAGATAAATAACTATAATCACAAGGATATTAAGCGGATGGGGTTAAGACTCATCGATGCGGTAGGCGGGTCGTCGAGAAATAAACCGCATTTTGTGGTATTCGATTACAAGCCTCCCAAATATAAGAAGACAATCTGCCTCGTTGGCAAAGGCGTCACCATAGATACTGGCGGGTATTCTATGAAAAGCGGAAAAGGGATGGAGCAAATGTATATGGATAAAGAGGGTGCGTCGCTATCGTTCGGTTTGTTTAAATACATAGTGGATAGCGAAAGTAAGCAGAGCAATCAGTGTAAGCATCGCGTCGTCTGCTTATGTCCCTTAGTTGAGAATATCGTTACGGATAATTCAATGAAGCCGAATGACGTTATCAAGGCATACAATGGGACGACAGTGGAGATTGTGAATACCGACGCGGAAGGTCGCTTGATACTCGCGGATGCTCTTGCGTTTGCTTGTAAAAACTATAATCCCGACTATCTATTTGATTATGCGACTTTAACGGGGTGGTCTGAGCGATTACATTGTCATACGAGTTTTACTTACTTTACATTGAATGAAACGTTCGCAAAAGACATTGAAAGATATAACAACGAATATGCCGAAAAAAGCATACGGTTGCCTCCGTGGGTCGAATACATCTATTATATTCAATCGAATATCGCGGATGTCAAAAACTCAGGGTATAAATGTAATAGCGGTGGCTTGATGGCATCTATGTTTTTAATGAACTTTATCCCTCAGAAATACAGAAAGAACTGGATACATTTTGATGTCCGCTTATCGAGTTATAATAATACTGTGAATATCGCGGATGGTTTCGCTACCTACTTGGAGATTATCAAGGGGATATAAGGAAAAAGATAAATCTATAATGCGGATGCTCTGCTGCTCTGCTACGTCGCTGCTACGTCGCTGCTACACGGCTTCCGTCTTACACATCGTCCAGTTGTCAGGGAATAAATCAACTGTGCTATGTGTTATCACCTTCGAATGTTGCCATTTATCGGGGTAGCAGATGATTTTATTTTTGTTATCAGTATCAGTCGCCAAATAAGCACCCCACCAACTGAACGTGCTGTTCGCAAGAATATGATGTTCGCATACGCTCATCAATACCAATTGTTCCCAATCTTCTAACGTATCACTCGCTTTATGATACGATGTGTTTAGAAACAGTTTTTTGAGGGGATTGATGTAATTCGTCATTACGAACTCGTTATCTTCTGCTTCGCAAAAATAGAGCAGTTTAATCGGTTTGTCCGTATTTTGAGCGATATGCTTTATCGCGTTTATATAATATTCGACAGGAAGGATAATGTGATTCTCCTTATGGACTTTGATAATATCCCCGATTCTAAAATGTAATGAAACCATCTCGCAGGGATTGAAGTCCTTCAAGGCATTGTTCTGTTTCAGTTTCTTTATAAAGGTGTCCCTTATGGTATCATAGCCAATCTCTTTTAAGATTTCATCTTTGTAGGAATCAAAGTATTTATAGGATTGAAAGTATCCTGTCAATTTAATATTCTCGGTGCTTGAAATACTTGGCAACTCTTGGTATTCAAAGGTGGGTTCTTGATATACTGGGAAATAGACAAAGTAATTGACTAAGTATTTCTCTAACTTACTTAAAAAATTATTCCAATACACGTTTCGAAACGTGCAACTGGGACTATATGCCTTCCTTTCGATAACAAAGGGGTTGTTGTATTTCTTCGAATAAGCGACGACTGTCATTATTTGAAACAATTGATTCCCCAAACCACCCATTATATCGATTGATATCATTTTTAAAATATATATACATCAAAATAATATATGTTTATATGGGTTTGCGATTACCTCTAAACTTAGCGAGGCTCACATACTCCCCTTTAACTTTGACATATTCGCCTCCTCGCTTTCCCA